CAATCGACTTCAGGAAGTGATTCGCAGGTTGTTAAGCAGGGCGAGCGGAGCATCGATTTCGATGGGTCTAATGATTATCTTGAAACAGGGTCTACCAGTGATTTTAATTTTGGGACAGGTGATTTTTGCATAGAATTTTGGATGAACCCCGCGCAAATAGCCTCTAGCTACGAACTCTTAATAGCTACTGAAAATAGCAGTGGGGCGAGATGGCAGATTTATCAAGAGTCTGACGCTATAAGTTTTTGGGGTTATAACTCATCTGGGACTTATGTTCGCACAGCAACGGCTGCATCTGCTGTTGCAGTAAATAAATGGCATCATGTTGCCGTAACTAGAAATTCTGGAACATTAACAATTTTTGTGGATGGAAAGTCTGAGGCGACTTCAACCTCATATAGTTCGTATGATTTTTCTGATGACGATGGCCTGACTGTTGGGGCTGCTTCGGCAGGAGCATATCATTATGAGGGTAAAATGCTCGGGGTTAGAGTGGTAAATGGTTCTGCGGTTTACACAGCGGCCTTTAACCCGCCGATGGAAAAACTTACTGCCATCACCAACACTAAACTCTTAATTAACCCAACCACAAGTCAGTCAACGTGGACAGACTCCTCGGCTTCGGGACATACGCTAACAGGTTCTGGATGGAGTAATTTTTCATCAAGCCTAGATTCCGAAACCCCATTAATGCGCGGTTTCGGCGGCGGTCACGCAGCGTCTTACAGTGCACAGTACGCCGCAGAGGGCGGGTCAGGTGGCGGGGGGGCTTATTCCCCGAATGCTGGGGCATCTGGCTTTAATGGTCAGGGATACAGCGGTGGCAATGGTGACTACGGAGGGACTTACATACACGGTGGCGGCGGCGGTGCTGGCGGCAATGGAAGCAATGGCTCTTCTGGTGGTACTGGCGGTGACGGGTGGACTGATAGTGGAGGGTGGATGTATTACAACTCATTAGGCCCAGACTCAGACGGATACTTTGCTGGTGGCGGCGGGGGTGCAAGAGGTTCTTACAATGGCGGCAGTGGCGGTGGCGGTTCAGGTGGGCAATACAGTTCCGATGCGGGCACTGATGGATCAACAAACTCCGGCGGTGGCGGAGGAGGAGCGGGGAAATCAAATGGAGCCTCGAACGTATCTAACAGCGGCGGCGGCGGCGGCTCTGGTAAGGTTATAGTCCGGTGGAAATACCAAAACTGATTATGGCTCATTTTGCAGAAATTAATAGTGAAGGCGTAGTTGGCAGGGTTTTAGCTTTGTCTAACGATGTTATCACCCGTGACGGCGAGGAGGCTGAGTCGGTTGGTATTGAGTATCTTCAGGGGATGTTTCCCAACACCAACTGGGTTCAGACCAGCTACAACAATAATTTCCGCAAACGCTACGCTGGGATGGGCTACACCTACGACTCTGACCGTGACGCATTTCTACCGCCCCAACCTTACCCGTCTTGGACTTTATCAGAAGAAACTTTGGATTGGGTTTGCCCTAAACCAATGCCCGAACAGGAGGCTGAATTGGGCGAGGAAGGCTTTATCCATTATGCGTGGAATGAGTCTGCTGGAGAATGGCAGGAAGTGCCGGATCGACCCGAAGGGCATTGGTGGTCTGAGGAAGATTGGGCGTGGTATCCGCCAATGCCGAATGACGGTCAGCATTATGTGTGGAACAACGAAACCAAAGAATGGGACGTGGATAATTCCGCGCCGGGTGGAGGAGAATAGAAATGCCGCATAAAAAGAAGAAAACTAAAAAGGGTAAAAAAGGTGGCTATGGCTATTAAAAGAAAAGCACTAACAGCACGCCAACAGGCTACGCTTAAACGTCACTCGACGCACCACAGTGCCAAGCACATGTCCGAGATGCGCAAGTCAATGAAGGCGGGCAAGACCTTTGGTCAAGCGCACAAAGCCGCAATGCGGAAGGTGGGCAAGTAATGGCTAAGTCAATTGCCAGAACTACAAAAGGCAAAGGCGCTAACTATCGGCCCACCAAGTCAGGTGCTGGGATGACCCGGAAGGGCGTGGCGGCATACCGAAAGGCCAATCCTGGGTCAAAGCTAAAAACTGCGGTTACCGGGAAGGTTAAGGCTGGATCTAAAGCCGCCAAACGCCGGAAATCTTATTGCGCTAGGTCTGCTGGCCAAGCGAAGAAATTTCCAAAAGCAGCAAAAGACCCAAACTCGCGGCTTAACCAGGCTCGCAGAAGATGGAAGTGTTAGATATGAAAAAAGGATTATACGATAATCTTCACGCAAAACGTAAACGAATAAAAGCAGGCTCTGGCGAGAAGATGAGAAAACCTGGAGCTAAGGGTGCGCCAACTAAGGCTGCATTTAAGGCGGCGGCAAAAACCGCAAGAAAGAGGAAGTAATGCAGGAGTACAACCCCGGCAGCATCGACAGCATTCTAACGCGCATGGAAGCGCGGCAGGTGCAAAACACGGAGCGGCTTGAGCAGATTTTGAGCAAGATCGAGCAGCACGAGGAACGCATTGAGCGACTGGAAGCCTTTCGCTGGTGGTTACTGGGTAGCGTGTGTGCAGGGAGTGCTGGTGGGGCAGCGGCATTGAGTAAAGTTTTTGGAGGATGAATTTGGCGTGGAACAAAAAACAGACATGAAAAAACCTGGATACAAAACAACCGAGTTCTGGATGAGTTCGGTGGCAATGCTAATCGGCCTTGCTTATGGGAGCGGCCTTATTGCTGAGACCGGAACATCTGGCATAGAGAAGTCAGTGGCATTTATTGCATCAGCACTGGCGGCGCTTGGATATAGCGCAAGCCGGGGCAACGTGAAAGCGGCTGAAATTGAGAGCAATAAATGATCACCGAAGTGTTAGCCGCATTGAGGGCACTCCCTGCCATTGTGGATGCCCTCAATGCGGTAGCGGATGCGACAACTGCTGCTGCTGCAAGTGCCAGGCGTGAGGAGAAAGATGAAAACATTGACGATCTTATTGCTGCTGCTCGCCAGCGCCGTTTGGAGCGGATGTCTGAGCCAGAAGTTGATGGGGTTCGAGGAAGCGACCCTAGCGGACCCAGAGGGGTTCGAGGCAGCAGTGGCGACGGATGAAGGTGCGCGGTTTGTGAAGAGTTTGGGTTTATTGATCAACAAGTACGAAGAGATTTTAGAGAAGGGAAACTAGGATGCCAGATATCACTAAAGGAAAAACATTTTCATCCGGCGACACTGTAACGGCGGCGGACCTTAACTCACTGCTGGATGATGCGGTGATTAATAATAATGCAGTCACGGATGCAAAACTTGCTGATTCGGCATGCACTACCGCTAAGATTCCTGATGATAATGTTACCTACGCCAAAATTCAAAACGTGGCTACCGCCAACAGGGTTCTGGGTAGTACATCCGCTGACGGTGTAATTTCTGAAATCCAGGTCGCTACAGACATGATTGCGGATAATGCTGTGACTGCTGCAAAGCTGGCAGTTGGCGCGGCACTTCCAACTGGGTCGATTACTCAATACGCTGGATTATCTGCCCCTGATGGATGGTTGCTGGCAAACGGCGATGCCACCCTAAACACGTTCACCTACAAAGACCTTCATGCTATAATCTCAAACACCTACGGAGGAACTGCATACTCGGCTGGGGTAACGGATCAGGATGGAGTTTCCACTACGTTTACATTGCCAGACTTGAGGGGCCGAATCCCTGTTGGCGTAGGTCAGCAAACAAGCGGCAAGTGGGATTCTGCGGAAGAGGACTATTCTGGTTCCGGCACTAACTTTGCTTTAGCGGCAACTGGAGGCACTGAAGATCATAAGTTATTAGAAGCTGAAATCCCTTCGCACGATCACGGAATGCCAACTGGTACAAATGACATCCGAACGACTACTAACACACTGGGAGGCAACAATGACCACGCCAACAGCGGTGGTGGGAATGTAGGCAAAGATACTTTCGAGGCATTCGGCGGAACTTCTTCACACAACAACCTGCAACCGTACATTGCGTTGAATTACATTATTAAAACCTGATGACTAAATCGGCTATAGCACAATTTGTGGCGGATAAACTCCAGAAGAGTGACGCGGGTTCGCTGACTCTTTTGAAAAGTTTTATTGATCGCCGGTATGAGATGATTTGGGACTCCGGTCTTTGGCGCGAAACGCTAGGGACCACAAGTTACTCAGTAGCCGCCGACACTAGCGAGGTTACCCTCAATAGTGCCGTGCGCTTTGCTGTGGCAGTAGCCTGGGATGATAACGAAATATCATCCATGGACTACGAGACGGTGTTTCAGATTAACCCGGCACTGTTTGATGAGTCCGGTTCGCCAACAAGTTTTATCACGCTGCCAAACGATTCCAGCGGGAACGCAGTGATCCGTTTGATCCGCAAACCTGACAAGGCCAAGACACTGCTGGTGCTGGGCAAGTTGAAGCTCACTGCCTTAGCAGATTCTGATTCTCCGAAAATTAACGGCATTGATAATGCGCTACTGGCCTATGTGGAGGGCGACATGCTTGAACACATGCGGCAGTACGGTAAGGCACAAGTGAAGCAGCAGGAAGCTGCTGGCGCCATGATGTTGATGCGGGATCTTGAATCGGCGCAATCGGCAAAGATTGCCCGTCTGATTCCGGAAGTACCAAACGTGTGGGACATAAATGATTTTGACTGATGCCTGTAGTTTACAATGACAGTTTAGATGACCAGATGGCGTTTGACGCCGTTCAGTCCTTTGTTGGGGGTCAGGTTAGCAACGTGCGTTCTAACCTAATCGGGCCGACTCAGTATTCTGAGGGGGTCAATGTGGACATTGATCGGTTTGGCGGAATTATTACCAGGCGCGGTTTGGATGATGATTACGGGACATTACCAAACACAAACTCCTACAACTGGAATGAAGCTACAAACAACTGGGAGACTTATACATCAACATGGAACGCGGACCCAGAGCGTGTTGATTCGGTTTTCTATTTTGATACGCCCAGCCTTGAGCAGTTGCTGGCTGTAGCTGATCAGAAGGTTTACAAGAACACTGGCGGAACAACTTGGACTGAGGTCACGGGCTACACACCGGCAGATGGCGCCAACGTGGAAATGGCGCAGTTAACCGATAAGGTTTATCTGACGGACGGAACCAACAATGTACGGAGTTACGATGGATCAACATTCACCGACGAATCAACGGGGACGGGAAACCCGCCGGTCTGCAAATATCTCAAAACGCATACTAACCGTCTCTTCGCTGCCGGGGTCTCGGCAGTGCCGGATGCTTTATACGCCAGCGATCTTCTTGACGGTTCCACTTGGGATAACGTCAACAACCAGATAAGAATTGGAGGCTCCGTAGGGGATCCTATTACCGCTATTCACCCTTGGATAGGCGTCAATCTGGTAGTGTTTAAGGAGCGTTCCATTTTCAATGTGGTTGCTGATCCTACCGCAGCAACTGCCGCCACTTGGACCGTTGAAACTATTGATACCCGGATGGGCTGCGTATCGCATCGGTCAGTGGCTCAGGTCGGTCAGGATTTATTCTTCTTGGCGCCCGACGGCATTCGCACCGTGCGATCAATCTTGGAGGGTGCCGCTCAAGCAGTCAGTGAACCTATCTCAATCGGCATTCAGGATGTGATTGATGAGATCAACTGGAACTACGCAAAAGAGCAAGCATGCGGTGTCAGTTGGAACAATCACTACATTTTGAGTGTGCCCACTGGGTCCAGCACGGCCAACAACACAACTATTGTATACAATACCGTCGCCAAGGCGTTTGTGGGCACTTGGACATGGGATGCTACTGATTTCACCGTAAGCGCCTTCAGCGGCAATCTGAGGCTCGTAATGGGCACTGAATCTGGCAAGGCGCTGGCATACCTTGATTACGTCCAAAATACCTCTGAAACGGACTCAACTTACCAGGATGACGGTTCAGATTATACCTCTAGCGTGTTGACGCGGGGCATGACCTTTGGCGAGCAGTTCAGCGAGCTACTGCCGAACCATGTTGAGTTGGAATTAAAGCCCGCCACCGCTACTGCGGTTAACATTCGGGCGATCTTGGACGAGGAATCTGATTCGGTTGTAAACCAACAGGTGGTCAATACGGAAACAAGTACCTTAACGCTTCCATTCGATTTGCCGGCAACATTCCCGAAAACTGTGCCGATCCGGAACTCGTACAATTTATTAAGCAACGGACCGTGCCGGGAGATGCAGTTCAAGGTCGTTACCAATTCAGGCAAAATGTGGGTGCGCGGAATTAAGGCCAGCGCCTTTGTAAACTCCATCGAGCAGGAAACATGAGTGAAGGAAATCATTCAATTGATTCGGTCCTGCGTTTCGCCAGGGCGAACGATCATCGGAACTG